GCCGTAGTCCTAACCTTGCTTTCCTTCCCATTGCTACTATTCCTGAGTTGGAAACTTGGATTCAAACTTGGGCATTTAATGAGACTATTCATAGCCGCAGTTACACTCACATTATTAGGAATGTTTATAGTGATCCTTCTGTTGTTTTTGATGAGTTGACTGACATAGAAGAAATTGTAAATTGTGCCAAAGACATATCAAAATACTACGACGATCTTATAAGTTCCGTACAATACTACAACTTGTTGGGTCTTGGAACACATACAGTTAACGACAAACAAGTAACAGTTGACATGTATGACCTCAAGAAAAAACTATGGCTTTGTTTGAATAGTGTTAACGCTCTTGAAGGAATTCGCTTCTATGTTAGCTTTGCCTGTTCATGGGCATTTGCAGAACTAAAGAAGATGGAAGGCAATGCCAAGATCATCAAACTGATTGCACGAGATGAAAATGTACACTTAGGGTCCACGCAAACCCTACTAAAATTGCTACCTCAGGATGATCCCGATTACATTCGCATCAAAGAAGAAACTCGTGCCGAATGTGAAGCAATGTTCTTATCAGCAGCAGCACAGGAAAAAGCCTGGGCACACTATTTGTTTAAAGATGGCAGCATGATTGGTCTCAATGAACAACTGTTGAGTCAGTATGTTGATTGGCTGACTTGCAAACGCATGACAGCCGTAGGATTGAATTGTGGTATGAAGCCGGGATCGAACCCTTTACCATGGACTGCCAAATGGATTGCTGGTGCCGAAGTACAAGTGGCTCCACAAGAAACCGAAATTTCCAGTTATGTCATCGGCGGCACAAAACAGGATGTGGATAACAACACCTTCAAAGGATTCAGCCTTTGACAGCAAGGGCAGTATTTGTTGGTGGTTATAGAATGGGTCATGCATTAATGGCCTTTCAATTTGATCATTTCCTTGAAGGATTAGATCTTACTTATATTGTGACCAATATCGCAGAAAAGCATTACCGTGCAGCACTATCCAAGTACAATCTTGACCCTAATAGATTTCAATATGTTAATGATCAGGAACTAATTGATCGGTATCCTCAAATTTTAAATTGGGATCAGCCGGGTGACTACCGAGGTACATGGTTAAGACAACAAGCACTAAAAATTGCAAGTCTTGATTATTTTGATTTTGAAACCATTCTTATACAAGATCCAGACACATTTGCTGTACAACCTTATCGCTGCTTTGATGGATTAGTGCCAAACTTTTTTATTTTACCACGCATAACTCAAAGTAATGGATACTATTGGGCAATTGAAAAAGGATTAGGCATCAAAAGACAAACAAAAGACTGTTTTGTAAGTGAATTTATGCCTTTCTTGAAACAAGATTGGTATAGTATGCGAGAACTGTTAGAAACAAAACATAATAAACATTTCTTAGATGGCATTATTGACAATTGCCAGAGAGAAAGTGGTACCAATTTAATTTGGTTCAGCGAATACGAATACCTCGCCAATTATGTTTTGACATGCAGACCAATCAACACAACTGTCCAGAAACGCTTTGAAATACGAAAACTGTCGGACATAGAACAACTTAATTCTCATGATTACAACTGTTATGTTGATGCGTGTCCAAGTCTTGATGACAGTATTATGTATGAATTTACAACTGATACAGTGGTTGATTTTGACAAAATATATCATAGTATTGCATCAAGGATATGAAACAGTTTAAATATAAGATATTTACTTTCTTACCTCCTCGTGGAGCTATTGATGTTATTCCAGACTGGCAGGGAGAAGATTATCCGCAATTTCAAATCACAGATAATTTACAAGAATGTTTGGACCAACCATATCGTGTGGCCGCTGTTCCGGCTATGTTTAATCAACCTGGTGGTTATGCTTACAACAAAGAATTATGTGACATAGATTGGTCAAAGTTTGATCTTGTAATTTTATCAGATATTGAATACACTGATAATGATCTAATATTAAATTACTGTATCAAACGAAGCGGTATAAAAAATTATTTGATAGCACTTGGCGGTATCAAAGACGATGTTGTAGATAGCAATTTTATTTACAGACCATGGTGGATGTTTCAACATATGCGGCTAAATCAATATCAAGAGGTAGGACACGAAAATAAATTGTACAAATTTGATGCCTTACTTGGTGCAAGAAAAGCGCACAGATCTTATGTAATGGCAAGATTCCAAAACAATCAAGAACTATTGGATAACTCTATTGTAACTTACCGAGATATATTCCATGGACCGGGAGATAATTGGATATCAGATTTAGATCCTGGCAGGAATAATTCTATTATAAAAGAAGCCAACGATATTGCTAATAATAAAATTGCTTGGCCATATGTGTCACCAAACATGAATCCTGACTGGGAAGTGGCCAAACAGTTGTATAGAGAAATCAGCGAAATAACTCCCTGGAATATTTACAAGCACACATGGTTTAGCATATGCTGTGAAACTTTATATTCCAATCCTGCACCTACTGCTAAAGATAGGCCAGGTCCGCATTTTATTACTGAAAAAACTACCAAGTTACTTTTAGCAAAACGTCTGTTTGTAATGTTTGGCCCCATGCACACACTCAAGTTTCTAAAAAGTCTTGGATTTCAGACCTTTGAATCAGTAATAGATGAAAGTTACGATGATTGTGACAATGCTTTAGAGAGATTTAAACGTGCATTTGATCAAGTGGAATATCTTGCTTCTTTATCACCTGCTTGTGTTTTAGAGATGACCAAAGATATTAGAGAACACAATCATAATCATTTGTATACATATAGAAAACAAATCAAGAACAAAATGCACCAAATGATACTTGATAAAATACCCGAGCAACATAAATTTGATTAAATACAGAATTACAATTAAAATATATCATGATTACAATTTATTCTAAAAACAATTGTCCTTTTTGTGACAGAGCAAAACAATTATTAGAAAGCAAGGCAGTTCCTTTTAACGAAATTAACATCGAGAACGATGCAGAATCGAGGCAGATGTTGTTAGATAAAGGCCTAAGAAGTGTACCACAAATATTTCACGGTTATGAATTAATCCCTGGAGGATTTAATGGTTTACAAAAACAATCAGCAGACTTTTTTGAAAAGGTAAAAAATGTTAGTAACTAAAGGTTATCAAGCAGGCGACATTGTGAGTTTTAAATTGATCACAGGCGACGAAGTGGTCGCTAAAGTGGTTGATGCCGGCACACTGGGTTTTGAAGTGTCTAAACCTTGCACAGTCATGCCCGGAGCACAAGGCATTGGGTTGATTCAAAGTTTATTTACTGCCGATGCAGATGTAAATGTTGTTTTAAATAAAGATCATGTGATCATGCATGCGCCAGCAATAGACGCTATGCAAAAACACTATATCAAAACTACAACAGGCATAGAACCTGTCACAAGAGGCAGCATAGTTGTATGACGCACAAATTCGTAATCATGGTAAATGGTCAACTTAACACTTACTCTAATTACGAGGATATTCCCGACAAGTTTGATCATGTGATTGAGTTTCGCCCAGAAATTTCAGCAGGTCCACATACCGAGGACGAACATGAACAAATTGCCACGTGGAACGATAAATTGCAACTATTGATACAAAAGGAGACTGCGAGATTTGGCAACAATTAGTCCAACAGTGCTTACTGCTGTAGATTTTAATCAAACGTTCAGTCAAACAGTAAACGTTAACCCTGGCATGCTTGAAACTATCACGTCGGTGACTGCAACACTGGTTGGAGCTCCATTGGAACCTAATATCAGTATAAGTGTAAATGCCAATGTGGTCACAATCAGCGGCAAATATATGGCCACCTTTACGGATGAGTTCAGTTACCTGGAACCAGGTGCAACAGGAGTGGGTTTGACACCCACAGTAGTCACTGGACTGTTTAATATGCCACCTGATAAAAATCTATTCAAATTGGATCAAGACAGCCGACAATCTGAAACCAGAACCTACAATATTGTGGTCAACAGTTCCAGTGGATCAAACACCATTCCAATTACGCAATTGGTCTTAAATACATTAGAAACCATGAGATTGTTTATGGATACATACAATTATAAAGCGAGTTAAACTATGCCGGCAGTGACACGAATTGGAGACGCAGATGTAACCCATTGTTCCGACATGGTGAGAGCACAAGGGTCGTCTGATGTATTTGTTAATAACATACCTGTGAGCAGACAAGGAGATGTAAACACTGTTCATTTGGTGCCGGGTAGCCCATGTCCATCCCATGCAGCGGCCATTACAATAGGATCAACTACAGTATTTGTAAATGGAAAAGGTATTGGAAGAGTAGGTGATGCTATCACAGGTTGTACCTCTGTAGCACAAGGATCACCAGATTTTTTTTCTGGGCCTTGAACCATAAACTGCCCATTTAACTTGTAAAAAACCAATAAAATTGTTATAATATACCTTTATTATGGGGTTATAGCAGTTGTTTTCTTCAAAATATCAACGTTATATAAAACTACAACCTTATAAAGGAGGAAAAAAGATGAGACAACATTTGCCTAACATAGCAAAATTTGTATCAATCGTTTTTGGTATGTGGCTTGCTACATACACCTTGGTAGAGGTCACCAAAAACAAATTTGAATCACTCAAGGCCGAAAAGGCCGAGATGGCTGCTGTGCATCCGGTAACTGGAGAAGAAAGATCTCGCCAGCTACGATGCCTTACGCAGAACATTTATTGGGAAGCCGCCAGCGAACCATTTGAAGGTAAAGTCGCTGTGGCTCAAGTAACAATCAATCGCGCTAATAGTAGCCAGTTTCCCAATGATATCTGTGCAGTCGTATATCAGAAAAATGTATTCTACTCACGAGTAGTTTGCCAGTTCTCTTGGTACTGCGATGGTACTCACAGAGTACGTCCTGTTTATCAACCCTTGTACAACGAAAGTGCAGAAGTTGCTAAAAAAGTATTACTGGAAAATTTTAGACTACCCAGTCTCAAAAATGCAATGTATTATCATGCTGACTATGTTCAACCAGGGTGGGGTAAAAAACCCATTGCCAAAATTGGGCGCCATATCTTTTATGGTAGTTAAGCAGGATAGTGTAAATGCCAATTTTAACTTCAACAACAAAATCTAAAACAATGGAAACTTCAAATAAAACTGATTCGAAAAAAATTGATTTTGATCGCGTTAAGCAAAGTGTGGTAGAGTTCTTCTCTACCCACTTTAGCAAAATCTCCGCAGAAACAATGGGATGGTTGGCGGCTATTGCTTTACATGCTGCCACTGTACCTACTTTACTTGCATTACTAACCGGACTAACAGATTCTACACCAAGTGTGGATGTTATTTTGTTTATGTGGTTAGGACTTGTGTTACTTTTTGGTCGAGCTGTAATTCTAAAAGATTTACTCAATATCGTAACAATTGGGCTGGGTTTTGTAATCCAGGCTGTACTAATGGCCTTGATCCTGTTCAAATAATCCATAAATACTCGTAGAACAGGAGGCAGCGATGACCAAACGTGCCGAAATTGAAATCGAAGAAGTAGCATACAGCATAGAAGACGAAATTGGAGAAGAAGACTACGGTTTCGTCTTTGATGCAGACGGTAATTTAAAGTTTGCATTTATTCCTGAAATCGTTCCTGACAAACCACCTAAAAACATCACCAAAATAATGAAGATCTTGGGTGTTATTGATTTAGCACAATTCCACGAAGACTTAACAATTCATTAACATTTTGTTCGCTTGACCAAAAAGATCCTTTTTGCTATACTAAGAGCATGAAAAAGGACATGACATTTTATCTTAAGTGGCTTGCAACTTTAGTAACAATTGCAGGAGCCATTTGCACTTCTATTAACCTTTACCCATTGGGCCCGGCCCTGCTTAACTTTGGCGCCTTACTGTGGCTCATTGTTGCAATAAAATGGCGAGAGTGGAGTCTTATTGTTATAAATGCAACACTTCTTGCAATTTATACAATAGGACTTGTTATTAAATTGTTATGATTTGGATAGTTATAATTTTTGCAATACTGGCTATTTGGGCTTACTTTGCCCACAACGACGACAACAATCATTACTAAAATAGCAACAGATCTTTTGGTAGACCAAAAATACCCATTTCTGTATAATATAGGTATAGTAACTAATAAGGAGCGTAACAAATGAGAACAGCATTCGAAGGTCTTACTACTCAAGAAATCCGCCAAGTTTCAATGTACGGTTGCACCGAAGCGCAGATGCGCGAAGCAGTAGAGAGCAGCAGCACTTTCAAGTTCAGCGGCCCTGCAATGATCGCTGCCAGTATGATGAGCGATGCACAAGAAATGATTAGCACCGAATACGGTGAAGTTGATTTCAACCGTGCCGAAGATGCACGCCAACAGCTGAATCGTGCCAAGTGGGTTCTGTTCACTTATGTTATGGACAAGGAGTAATTGTATGGCTGACCAAACTTTGCTTGATGTATTGTACAACGAGCTGATCAATCTTGACGAGATGGCCGGATGTTTTGACGAGATGACAAATATTGCCATAGACTTTCAGCGAGAGAAACTTTTTAAACAGATCAGAGAGTTGGAGGCAGCATGATGCTTGACCGTAAAGTAAATTTTATTACCAAAACCGACGGTCGAGGCTACTGGTCTAACACAGTCAAGACCGTACCAATCAATCGTGTGCGTTTGGCCTACATTGATGAAGACGGCACATTTGGTGAGCTCAGGGCATACTTTGATACTAAAGAATGGGACGTTGATGCAGATGGTCTAATTTACACTGACATGATGTGGAAGCACAGTTTCCTGACTTGCATGGAAAATGTCATGGGATTCAGCCCGGACGCTATCCTTGATGTTAGTTACAGCGAGATGGGCATGCAAGGTGAAAATTATGTGAGCATGGACGTAGGCGCACAGTTTCTATTAGAGTGCAATGCACTGTATCGATTCACAGTACACAAAGAAGCAGTAAATAGCTAATCATGAAAAAGATTGTAAAAATACCGTATCAAAAGACTCGAGCACATCGTGTGTTGTTCGAAGCTGGCTCACCATTCAAGAGCCGTACGGTAGAAAACAAACGGCAGTTCAAACGACAACCCAAGCATCGCAAGCAGGAGGCAGCATGACCGCAGGCTGGATCTTGATTATTGCATTGCATACCACCAGTGGTCAATTTGTTGACAAGTTTGAACTTGGGCCTTTTGCTACCAAGAAAGCCTGTATGGCTACTAAAATTTCTGGACTTAATCAGTTCAAGAAAAATAAAGTGTGTGTCACAGTAGCCCACTGGGAAGGACGTGATATTGATTCTGGTGTAGCACCCGACTAAGGAGATCAAAATGGAACCCAAAGACTTTAGTAATACTTTTAACCGAGCGCGACAAGAAATACGTTATGCTCAAGGGTTAGGACGCAAGCGTCAGATTATCAATCGACAACTTGAGGAACTGCATTCTATACATATGGAAATGATAGAAGGTGCAGTGCAGGCAAAAGAAGCTCAAGGTTTTCCGGAAGCTAATCAACTTATTGATCATATTAGGGCACTGTAATGGATATTGATAAATTGGTAGATAATATTCTCGAAGATCGTATTGCTATTACAGATCTGGATATTCCGCAAATGGAAGCTGTGATTGATTTCATGCGCGAGCACGTAGCTAACATCGACAATGATGAGTATAGAGAAGCACTAATGTGTCTGGTTGATGCAATAGAAATTTCAGCCGAAAACAGATTTGTTAACGAAGCAGCAGGTGCCTGGGACGAAACCATTGAAGCCAGTGTTGCCCGCGGCAATAGCTATTTTGAACTTGAAAATTATGTAGTACAGTAGTATGTGGTGCTCCTTAGGCAGTATTTTAACCCGCTTCGGCGGGTTTCTTTTTGCTAAATACTCTTATGAAGATCACAGATATTATCCGCAGCGTATTAGATGTTATAGATAATGCAGAAGCTCCTGCAGAACCTGCTCTGGCCATTACCGTACAAGTTGATCCTGAACAAGAAATGCAGGACATGCAGCGTTTGGCTGGAATTTTAGATCTCGAAGATGCAGAATTTGCCAACGAACCAAACACTATTGTAGCACCAATGGGTGCTGCTTTCCCAGCCGGGGATGATGTACATCACAGCAAAAACCCTGCAGACATTAGAACTAATGCACCCAGCATGTTTCCCGGATATCAGGCAAGGATGTAACCGTGGCTAATATTACAATCACAGTTCAGAGTTTACTTAATACAGCAGTATATAATAGCTATACCATTGACAATGGTCAAACCATTGACCAGCTTAAAACAGCCGTCAATTCAGCGCGAGGTTTTAATAGTAGTTGGTATAATATAGTTCTAAATGAACATGTGGTATCGGGATCAGCTACCTTGGCAAGTTTGGGCATTGTGTCTGGGACCAGGCTCAGAACAGCAAATGTCATTGATAGGTTAGCTACAAAAGAATTACGACAAAAAGCCAAATTAGACTTATCGGAACTTGACCGAACAGCAGACGGTAATCCAAGATCAACTTATGATATAACAGAGTTGCCCACACAATACAGCGGCAATAACATTGTTGATAATCCACAACCCAACGGATTGATTTTGGGAAGACCTTGGATATAATTTATGGCCTATGTTAAACCCAGCGCCGGCCGAGGCGATCGAAGACAAAATACTACCAACTACGAGCACCCACAAGAAACTAATCTATTAGATCTCCATCGTGCCATGGAGTATGACCTTGCAGGCAAACCTATAATTCGTGTAATCTCCAAATTGGCAGGTCCCGAAGTTGCAGGGCAAGTTACTGCATTTGGCGAACCTTTAGCTATATCGCCTACTGCTGTTATTCAGTTAGATGCTATCTACGGAACCACAACAGATGTAATACAAACATACACCAGTGGCACAGGATCGTCAGCTGGATCAAACGCACAGATATTTAGAGTACAATCTGGTACCACACAAGGTGGCTATGGCGTATTACGATCAAAACGATTCATGCGATATCGCCCGGGACAGGGTGTGGTCACAAGATTTACCGCAGCCTTTACACAGGGTGTAGCAGGTAGCCTACAGTTTGCCGGCTTGGCCAATCAAGAAAACAGATTGATATTTGGGTTTGATGGAGATAGATTTGGCATTTGTCGTAGCACTGGTGGCAAAGCCACTATCTTGTTAATGACCATGACTGTGGCTCCCAATGCCACACAAACTGCCACCATTACCTTGAACGGTGTGGCCTACACAGTGGTATTAAGCAACACCACTGCTGAAGTTGCCATACAGACCATTACCAATCGTGCGGGCGGATACGGCGGATGGTTATTCCAACAAACAGACGGGGCTATGTTGTGGTTGGCACCAACACTGGGACCAATGACGGGTACTTTCAGTTTTACCAGCACCGGTAATGCACAAGCCACCTTTGAAGTCAAACAAGCAGGTATAGCACAGACCGACTACTGGACCTATCAAGAAGATTGGAATGTGGACCGATTGGATGGCAGCAACACCATTGCTACCAACCCCAGCGGCATGTTGCTTGATCCTACCAAATTGAATGTGTATCAAATCAACATGCGATGGTTGGGAGTAGGAGCCATCAGTTACGCAATAGAAGATCAAGCATCGGGAACACTGATCTATGTGCATAGAGAACACTATACTAACCAATATACCGTTCCGCATATTGATAACCCCAGCTTTAAAATTACCTATGCCGCAGTCAACACTACCAACGCCACCAATCTTGCAGTGATTGGTGCCAGCATGTATGGTGCAATAGAAGGCACCATAAATCAAAATGAGTTGACTCGTAGCAAAAACACCAGTAAATCAAATTTGGCACAAAACCAAGTGCATCACTGCTTGACTATCAAAAACAGTGTGGTCACCAATGGCCTGGCCGGAGCCAACAATGGCAATTATGTTATCAATGCCAAAGAAGCCATCGTCAAACAGTTGAGTTTTAGTATACAAGGACAGGATCCAGCTGATGTGTATCTATTTTTTGACCCCACCAGTTTGTCAGCGCCACACTTGTACAACAATATCAACTACAACAATGAAGTGTTTAGCACTGTCACAGGCACATTCAATCTTGCCATAGATACTGCTATTTGGTCCGGCATTGTGGGTATCAATGGCACAATCAATATTGATCTCAGTGCTTATCGTATTACCATACCACCCGGTAGTCAAGTCAGCATTGCTGTAGAAAGTACCGGGTCAATAAGTCGCATGGACTGTTCGCTAACTTGGTCAGAAGATTAAACCAAAACAGTTGACATACTTCTCTTAGTATACTATACTCAACACACAATTCTATAAATACACGCTATGTTATTTGGATCACTAATCATGTTGGTGGCCATTACCATTTCGGCAATTGCTGCTTGGTATTCGGTCGCTGGTCTTACTGCCATATTCAGTGCAGCAGTCATCCCTGTTATCATCATGGGAGGCGCACTGGAAGCCGGTAAATTGGTTGCCACGGTTTGGCTACACAACAATTGGCGTAGAGCCGGTTGGGCATTTAAAACATATCTGATTCCTGCCATTGTGTTTCTCATGCTGTTGACCAGTATGGGTATATTTGGTTTCTTGAGCAAGGCACATTCGGATCAAAGCCTGGTAACCGGTGATGCCACCAGCCGGGTTGCCATCTATGATGAAAAGATTGCCACCGAACGAGAAAACATAGCACAAGCAAAGAAGGCACTTGAGCAAATGAATGCACAAGTAGATCAAATGCTTGGTAGAACAGATACAGAGCGTGGAACAGAGAGAGCAGTTGTTATTCGTAAACAACAGGCCAAAGAACGAGCCGCGTTACAAACAGAAATTGCAAAAAGTCAAAAAAACATACAACAGTTACAGGCTGAACGAGCACCATTTGCTGCTGAAGCCAGAAAAGTAGAGGCCGAAGTAGGACCAATAAAATATATTGCTGCTCTTATATACGGCGACAATCCTGACCAAAACGTTCTTGAGCGGGCTGTACGTTGGGTTATTATTCTTATTGTTGTTGTATTTGATCCATTGGCTCTAACACTTATTCTTGCTGCCAACAAACAGTTCGAATGGGCAAGAGCCGGTAAGGGTGGTTGGGTACATGATGAGGAAGAAAAAACGGTTTCAGCAGTTACCGCGACAGAAGAACCAAAAGAAGAGTCGCCACCTCAACCTGATTATCCGGCCGATGATGGACCTCTCACCGAGGATCAATTGAAACAAATTCAAACTACTGTAGATTGTGGCAACTGTCCTAAGTGTGAAACAAAACTAACATACGCACCAGGTATTGGTCCATTCTGTCCCAACAAACAATGTGATGTTGTAGACGGGATCAACACAGTTGGTAGTACTGAGGAATTTTTTGAACAAGCACATTTTGCAGCACAAACAGCAGACATGTTAGATGAACAGCAACGTGCCGAGTATGCCAACCAAGAAATAAGCAAGATTGAACCCGAACATGATCTTGATATACCGGTACTGGAAAATGAAGAAATGTGGGCCAGTAGGGTAATAGACGAACAGGCAAAAGGTCTGCTCGAGCCGCCGCCTTCACCGCCGAATGTACCAATGGCCAAAATAGAGCCCGAGCCTGCCACACCTGCGGTTGATGAATTTAACACTCCGATACGTAGGGGAAATGACTACGCAGTAAGATACAAGGGCAAAGTTTATAACCTGGATGCATTCAATAAACTGTATCCCAGCATGGCCATCAGCGCCGATAACGACAGATTAGAAGAAGCCAGCCAGTGTGGATTTGGAGATAGATTTCCTGAATCTCCCATGAAAGGCGATATGTTTATAAGAACAGACTATTTACCAGATCGCTTATTTAAATGGAATGGCACCAAGTGGATAGAAGTTGACAAAAACTCTACTGACAGCTATACTTACAATCAAGCCTATATACAGCATCTTATTAGCAAGCTCGAAGCAGGCGAATATGAAATTGAGGATTTGAGTGATGCTGAGCAGGCACAGGTAGAACAACAAATTGAAGAAATTTTAAAAACCAAACGTGTATAGTAACTTTATAACCCCTCCGGATTTTGTTGAAGATCAATTCCACACTGTGACTGTGGTCAATGCCACTGACCAGGAAGTTGAATTGTTAGGTCGTATGTGCAAAGGCAGCGACGATCAATTCAACATTTATCTTTACAAAGCAGCCATGAATGACTTGCCATGGTTAAAAAAGGCCGTGGATTTGAGTGATGCTGTGATAGTCAACACCGACGGCTTAGACAGTGTTCTCGAGGATCTGCTGGTTTTAGACAAAACACATTATTATGGCCAGCGTGACTTTTTGGTCAAAGCTCAGCAAGTGCAAAATGTGTTTCAGTATTTTGCTGTAAGATATCACGAACAAAATAAATAAATGATGTTTGATAAATCTAATAAAGTTACCGGTAACCGAGTTGTAGTTGTAAACGACAACGTTGAAAAAGCTCTACGCAAATTCAAAAAGAAAGTGGCCGAAAGCGGACTGCTGCAAGAATTGCGCGAGCGCGAACACTACGAAAAACCCACCACTGCACGTAAAAAGGCCAAAGGTGCAGCGCGACGCCGCTGGAAAAAACGTTTGGCTGACGAGCAGCTACCCAAAAAACTATTCTAATGTACGTGGAGTTTCGCTTGCCAATGGGTGCAGGCGGAGCAGCCGCGGGCACAGCTCTTGCTCAAATCAATATAGACATAGATAATTGGGTAAGGAACAACAATATAAAACACTGGAAATGTAAACTTCACAAGTACACATATAGATTGTGTTTGAGCGGTGCTGAAGATTACACACATTTTGCGTTGACCTGGGATCCTGAATATGCAGCATCACGAAATTTTGAATTTAAAAATCCAAAATAGTTGCAATCAATCACAAAATCGTGTATAAATATACATGTAGCGCCGACAGGGCTACACAGTCATACTTGCTTATTTGAAAGGAGAAAATTATGACACAATTCAGTATCAACACCCTTGACCTTCCACAACTATCTGCACAAATCCATCGTCATGCGATTGGTTTTGATCGCTTGTTTGACGAGTTAGGCCGTACCTGGGCTAACAGCGCCAAAGCAGAAAACTATCCTCCATACAACATCATTAAAGTTGATGAAAACAACTGGGCTATCCAAGTTGCAGTTGCCGGCTTTGGAGAGGATGAGTTAGACATTGAACGCAAGGACAATGTTTTATACATCAAGGGCGAGCGTAAAGCCAAAGACGAACAAGAGTATATCCACCGTGGTATCAGTGCTCGTACTTTCAATCGCTCATTTACTCTTAATGAAAATGTTGAAGTAAAAGGTGCCACAGTAATTAACGGCATCTTGGCAATCAGTCTTGAGCATATTGTTCCTGAAGAACAAAAGCCCAAAAAGATTGCAATCACTTTTGCTAAGTAATATAGTGTAATACAGTAGGAGCATCCTGCTCCTACTGAAATTTGAATACTACAATGAGTAAAGCCGAAACTATTAACAAACCTAAAATTGCAGTAAAACAAACTATCCAACCTCCAAGTTTGTTTAACGTTATCTATATGAACGATAATGTAACAACCATGGAATTTGTTATAGAAAGCTTGAAAAGTATTTTTCATCATGATGAAAATACTGCATATGAACTAACCAAAAAAATACACGAGGATGGTAGCAGTATAGTAAAAACTCTGCCATACGAAATTGCTGAGCAAAAAGGTGTCGAAGCAACCTTGTTGGCTCGTACAAATGGATTTCCTCTTTCAATTAAACTCGAACCAGCCAATTAATGATATTCAATAAAATTCGTGAGCTTAAGGACAAGGGACTTAAGATTGGGATTACTTTTTCGACTTTTGATTTATTTCACGCCGGACATGTGGCAATGTTGGCTGAGGCTAAGAATCACTGCGATTATCTTATCGCCGGGCTCCAGACAGACCCAACAATTGACCGTCCGGATACAAAAAATAGACCAGTCCAGAGTATTGTGGAAAGACAAATTCAACTGGCAGCATGCCGTTATGTTGATGAAGTTGTTGTTTACCAGACCGAACAAGATCTGATTGACATTATCTTGACTTTACCAATTGATGTGCGTATACTTGGTGTTGAATACGAAGGTAAACCATTTACTGGTGAAGAAGAAGGTTACAATAGAGGTATTGAGTTAGTATTCAACAAACGCGATCATTCTTTTAGTTCAAGCAGTTTACGACGTAGAGTAGCAGCAGCCGAAGCTGATCGAGCCCTAAGGAGTTAGCAATGGATATAATGCTTGACATAGAAACACTAAGCACTCGCCCATGGTCGGTTATTCTTACTTTGGGTGCAGTCAAATTCAGTCCTTGGGAGTCAGATGTTGACACAGAGTCTGGGTTGTATGTTCGTCCCGATGTGGATGAACAACTGAATATGAACAGGCATGTTCAAGATGAAACAGTGACCTGGTGGGGCACTCAACCCGACGAAGTCAGAGAAGAAGCTTTAGGCACCAATGGTCGAATCAGCATCAATGAAATGTTGGATCAATTGAATCGCTTCTTGGTTGGAGCAGACAACATTTGGTGCCAAGGTCCGGCATTTGATATTGTAATCTTAGAAGATTTATATAGACAAATGGGACGCCCAACTCCGTGGCAGTTTTGGCAAATCAGAGACAGTCGCACATTGTTTAGTGTACACGGTGATCCAAGAGAAAAAGGTCGTCATGGTGCTCATAACGCTTTAATAGATTGTTATTATCAGGCACGTGCCGTACAACAGATATACAAAGATGCAGGTATCAAAAAACGTACATATGAAAGCGTAACCAAATAATGGACATAATTTTTTCAAGGAAAGTAGCCGAGGAATTGTCGGAAAGATACACAGTCTTAGAGTTAGAACCACACATAGTAGAAGACAAAGTATTAGAAACATTTTGTGTTATTGAAAGCGATAAAATTCCTTTAAACGAAGTTACAATGTTAGAGCACTGGAAAAAACTACATAGAGAATTCGTACAGGCCAACAAAGAAAAAAATGGAAAGTTATGTAATGATCTTGCTGTATATCTAACAGGTAAGTTTGGTGGCGAATTAGATGAATTCTATGATATAGTTCGTAATCGTTATTTAGACCAACAGTAAGCATTTAATTTTTTCTCAAAGCTCCTTAAATAATATAAAAGGAGCTTTTTCTATTAAAAAAATTCTATAACAGCTCCGTAATAAAAAGGTCACGAAAGACCAGGAGCTAAAATGAAAAAAGTATTACTTGCAGTTGTATTATTAACATCATCGACAGTTTATGCTGTTGATCCTATCATTACAGATTCTACATCTCGTAGCGTAACAGAATCTACATCTACTACCACAGTTAAATCTCCACCACCTACAGCAGTAGCACCCGCTATCACAACACTCAACAATGATCTTTGTGCAGTTGCGGCTTCTGGTGCTGTACAGACACAAATTTTTGGTATCTCTGTTGGTAAAACGTTTGTAGATAAAAACTGTGAACGTCTAAAATTATCTAAAACACTATTTGACATGGGCATGAAGGTTGCTGCGGTTGCTGTAATGTGTCAAGACGAGCGGGTGTTTACTGCTATGATGAATGCCGGTACGCCATGTCCAGTTGATGGCAAAATTGGTGAAGCAGCAAGAGAAATATGGGATGCTGATCCAAAGCGGCAACCACAAAATGTAAAGAGCAAGGATTAATGAAACAGGTCCTGGCATTGGTATTGTTAGGTCTTTTGAATTTAGCTAACGCTCAAAGTGTAGAAACAACACCTAACCAAATTACTTCCGGTAATACACATACTTGGACGGGTGTGACCACAGGTACATTACCGTCGACCTACATGCCAGGTGGTCCGCAACCTATATACGATCCGGCCACTAACACTATTAGTTTCAGTTACGGGCAAGCGACAGCGGCACAAACTTTTGCTATTAACCAGGCATTACAAAATGCTGGTGCAGGCATTACTGTACAAGGATACAGTTATTCCTGGGACATTCGTAATATGAATGGTGATAACAGACAACCAACTACTGATACATTGACCGCTACTGTCAATACCTATGCCGCAAATAACACTACTATTCGAAGAACTGATACATGGACTTATAACACTAAAATTGACTGGACTACATTTAGTGGTATTATAAATTACAACAATCCTGGAGCACCAAGTACTTTCGGAAACCTAACTGTTCAGTTCAGTGGTACAGATGTAGGATTCTGGGCAGGATATTTTGGTCCACAGATTCGTAATGTTAGTATTGGATTGAATTATACCGTTGATCCTTGCTTTAGTAATCCAGCATATTCGCCGACCTGTGCAAATTATAACACGGTAAGTATTAGTGAAAATTTATTATCCGGTATCACTGGACCACAAGCCTATGCTATTAATCAGGCACTATCTTTTGCCGGCGCCGGCGCAACTATACATGGATTCAACTACGGATACAATTATAGCGTTGCCGGAAGATCATGCGCTGTATGGGATTTTTTCGGACTTTGTTTATCTGGGTACAATTATTCCGATGCCGGAGTCAACATTTCTTTAACAAATAGTAGTGGTGCTACCATATATTCAGAAAGCAACACACACAACGGTGGTGACAATGGTACCAGCGGCACATATTCTAAACAGTACAGATTAAGTGCAAGTGTTCCTATGTCTACTCTGGGAACATTTAGCATGAATCCATGGACTTCGGGTTCCGCAAGTATTACCAATATGTATAGTAGTGCAGTATACACAGCAGATCCATGTGTATCTAATCCTTTATCAAGCAATACTTGTTCGGGCTACGCAGCAGCGTATTACAATCAACAATGTAGTTTAAATGCATTGTACGATTCTGGTTGTCCTGGCTATGCTCAGGCGGTGTTCGCACAACAATGCAATATCAATCAATTATCAGATCCTGCTTGTCCAGGGTATGCGGTTGCATATTTAAATTACCAATGCTCGTTGAATTCTCTATACAGCACAACATGTTCTGGGTATTCGACTGCATTGAGCCAGTGTAATGTAAATCCATTGGGTAATTCAATGTGTCCGGCGTATCAAACTGCAACCACTCAATGTAGTTTAAATCCTTTGTACGGTTCTTATTGTCCTGGATATACCGCAGCACAGAACACCTGCACAACAAATCCGTTGAGCAATTCTTTATGTACAAATTATCAAACTGCAACTACCAGTTGCTCTGCAGATCCTTTATATGGAGCATATTGCCCAGGATATGCTTTTGCTTATTCTTGTAGTCAAGATGGGTTGTATAGCAATCAATGTCCTAACTACGCAGAGGCTTACGCTAAAAAGAATATTTTGAATATTGGATCATCAACCACAACAACGACTAATACAACTTCGTCTACAATTGTGTTAGCACAAGCATCGGATCCTGTTGCACAAGCAGCACCTGTAGTTGCAGATCCGGTAGTTAATAGTGTTGTTACCACAAGAAGTACAGCCGCCACCAGTGAAACAAATCCTGCTGCGGCAGTTAAATTAACTGCACCATCAACAACAACTGCTACCGCTGTACAAGAATCGGCCACTAAAGAAAATAAAAAATCTGAAACTACTACTACCGCTGCTACTTCAAAGGATGGAGTAAGACCTGACAGGCCTACTACTGCCAGAGAAGCTGTTGCAGAACAAAGACGTGAAGCAGCTAAGAAAGAAGCGGTACAAAAAGGTAAAGATTTAGCCAATGAAATGGGCAAGGCAGCAGATATGCAGGCGCAAATGGAAGTACAAAATGTAGTTATTCAGGCTATGGGATATAGTCCAGGGTTCGATAATTACGGTAGATTTATACTACCGGACGGTCAAGCATATCGACCATATACCATTTATAACAATCAGCGTACTGTAGATACACCAGCAGGGCGAGGATTATTTGGGGGCAGCGATGGTGTCCATCAAAGAATGGTCGATTCACAATATAACTTAGGAAATTAAAATGTCAGACAAAAACAAAAACATCGACGAAAAAGTCGAAGAACTCGAAGCTGCTAAGGAAAAATATCTTAGCGAAAATACTGTTATCAGCATTGGTGGATATGCGTTTACTCCGGCCAAATTAATGATAGCGGCCACTATTGTTAGTACCGTATTAGGTGGTCTGTATGGGGCCTTTGAAATATACAAAGACTACATGGACATGAAAGACAAAATAGCCAATTATGTAACACCAGATCTTGGCGAAATTTACAAGAAATTAGAAGTACTTGAAGCAAGCACAAATAAAACAGTAGAATACAGTCAAGACATCAAGAATGATCTCAAAGGCGATATTCGTAGATTAGAAAACGTGGTTGAAAGCGTAGAACGTGACAGCAAGGTAGCACAACGCGAAACAGATAAAAGTGTACAGGATGCTCGTAAAGATGTAAGAGAAACCAAGGTCGAGGTTGATAAGATTACTCGTCAACTTGAAAAAGACACAACTCAACAAAACAAAGAATTACAGCGTCAAGTTGATGCAGCAGTGAGACAACTGCAAAAGGAAAATGAGGCTGAAATAAAACAATTACGTCGAGAACTGGACGATAAAATCAAAAAAGCATTAGATAATCCATTGGCCAACAAATGATATATACTATATGAAGAACATTTTAGCTGCCATCTTACTGGCCACTATAGCTTTGGCAGCTACAGCTGAGCCGAGGCCACGAAAAATACAAATGATGTGTGGCAGCTTTGAAGATGTTGAAGCTACTATGGAAAAGTATGGTGAAAAGCTAATCATGGCTACTCAGTCACCAAATGAACAAACTGTTAATTTGGTGTATGCTAATTTTGAAACAGAAACTACAAGTTGGTTTATTCATGATTTGCAAACCGACGAATATTGTATGGTAGGAGTTGGTAAACAAATTTATATACCAGACGATAGTGTGCTTAAAAAAGGCATAGGAATTGGATTAAAAGCTGCTTACAAATAAACCTGGAATTTCCAGGTTTTTTTGTGATTATAAAAGGAGAATGATATGAGTTGGTTCTCGCATAAACCCCCAAAAAATCCCCCAACCCCAACCCCAGTAACACCACCGCATAGAATGTAACATCTGTCCCTCTTGAACTTTTTACTTCAATCAAAATAAGTAATAATAAGTTCGATTACTATTGGTCCATCAAAAAAAAACAAGAACAAGGATCAACGATGTTTAGCCCAATCTATAGGGTTATAATAGTATCACGTAAGGAGCGGGGGCAATGGATCCGTTAACCCTCTTTGCCCTTGCTAATGGTGCTGTCCAAGCTGTCAAAAAAGGTTGTGCTCTGTACAAAGAAATACAGAGTGCTGCTGGCGACGTCAAAGGCATCATTGCAGACCTTGATGCTCAATTTGGCGAAAAGTTCAAAGACCGACGACCCACTGTAGCTGAAAAAAATCAGTTTATAGAAGAAAAAAATCGAATTATTGAACTTAGCAAAAAGCAACCCGATGACATATTTACTACCATTGGCGAAGAGTTAGGCACCTACTTTGAAAACTATGCTTATTGTAAAGCTATTTTTGAAGAAGAAGAAAAACATGCATTTGATGTATACACCGGCAAAGACAGTATTGGCAAACGGGCACTACAACGTGTTCTCATGCTCAGTAGATTGGAGGCCATGCAAACAGAACTGCGTGAAATCATGGTCTATCAGTGCCCACCTGAATTGGGAGATCTCTATACCCGAACTGAAGCCATGATGAAACGCATACAGGAAGAACAGTCTGTCGCTATAAAACTCAAAAGAGAACGAGACAAGGTGGCTGCACAAAGAAATGCCAGACGTATCAAAGCTATAAAAAAGAGAATTACTGCATGGAGTCTGACATCAGTGGCAATTCTCTATCTGATTGCACTGGTATGGAGTGTAGTAGAAATACGTAAAACCAACCGTCCTGAGTTAGGCACCTGTTTGATACCAAAAGGGCAGTGGCCATACGATCATTATAATAATTTAAAATGGGTAGAGTGTGAACCAAAATAATGAGTAAATATGTAGCCAGTGACAAAACTAAGATTGATCTTATAACACGGATGTATCAGGACCATGGGTATACTGTAGATGAAATATGTTCAAGATTAAGGTACTCGGAAGAATTGGTACTACATATTATAAAAAAATGTAATTTACAACCGGGAAACAAATCCTGGCGCTATTGATATAATTCTTGTATGTTATTGGTTGTTATGTTAGCATAATAACTTAAAAGTTTACACATAATATTAAATACATTATGATAGATTTGCTAAAATGGGGGTTAAGATTATTTTTCTGGGTCGCAGTTACAGTAACCATTAGGCAAGGTAATTTGTTTGCTATGGGTATGTGTCTCACAGTATTCCTGATTATGGAACATTTCATTGAAGATTTAGAAAACAATCATCCCTAATGTTTATAAAATTAATTCTATCCGCAATCCTTTTGATTGCGAGCTATCCTGTTTTTTCTACGAATATCTTAGCTAAATCTTGGTTAATTGCCGATGGGGATGGTACAGTTTTAGAGTCACAAAATATCGAAATTCAACAACCCATTGCCAGCATAACAAAATTGATGACCGCCATGGTGATTCTTGATGCGAACGAAAATTTACAACAGCCATTAAACAAAAAGTTTAGAGGGCTTACTGTCACCCGGGAGCAACTTATCAATCTTACAGTTATTAGATCGGACAATCAGGCTGCTCGAATGTTGTGCGAAGTGTATCATAGAGGATATAAAACATGCATTGATGATATGAATTATAAGGCCCAAATATTAGGTATGATAGATACCAGATTTGAAGATAGTAGTGGCCTTGACAATAGAAATGTTAGTACTCCGAGAGATTTAATTAAATTACTTTTAGCAGCAGAAAAATATAGAGAAATAGTGCATGCAAGTAATCAGGCCGTCGGCGAACTGGTCAAAAAGAAAAAAAAGAAGCTGATAAAATATCGTTACTCAAATACTAATCCTTTGGTAGCAAAATACAATGTTATAGTTAGCAAGACAGGTTATGTACGTGCCAGTGGCGGATGTTTAGTTATGAGTGTTAGTATAAATGGAAAGAAAAAACTTTTTATAGTATTAAACAGTAATACTACCAGAACCCGAATACGTGACATGGAAACATTGATTATAGAAACACTACAAAAATCTAATTAGCTATGAAATTATAAATGTGTTCTAAGTCAAGATTGTCAACTGGCAACATTTTATGCTGAGATAAATGTAAATTATATTGTTTCATGCATGAATCAAAATTGTCAATCAACTCTTTTATGATTATGTTTTTAAAATCTCCATAAAAATGATTAAAGTTATATTCCAATATTTCCTGCATTTCCAAATGCATCTGAATTAGTTCATGCTTTGGTAATTTACAAAGCTTTTCAAGTTCGGCAACAATCATTGATATTCTTCGGTCATGGTCTCTTTCGTTGTCATAACTTTCGTCTATCCACCTGTCAAATGTTTTAAAACCATAACTTTTAATATAATTTAAGTTACCCGAAGACGAAACCAAAATAAATGGTCGTTTGGTTACTATTGGTTTAAAAATTTTTTCTGTGAGATGTAATTTATCCTCGTAAAAGATTGTTTCGGTTACCACGTTCCATAAAGAATCATACATAAATTGTTCGTTTATTTTGGAACTTGCGTCGTTGTAGTTGATGTTATCTAATATTAAAGGAGCACTATCGGGATATAAGTATCTAAAAATATGTTTTTTTGCATCACTACTTAACTTTGAATTAAAATTCGTTACTTCTTCTTTTACTAAATCTCGTGATAACAACGGGCAAGAAACATGGCCATATGGAAGTAAGTTTTTTTCCTTCAAATGTGATAGTAGATTTAGTCTGTAACTTCTATTATTTGTAATCAAGTGATTTAGGCAAATAAATACTTTATCAAAACTGTAGTGTGAAAAATTGAGATACTTGTAATCTTTAAACCAACTTAACGCCGCAAATCCGTGGAAGAAAAAATACCAGTCATAGATTTGCCATTTTTTGAGAAATTGTTTTTTATCGTCGCTTATTTCAGAATTGGCAAGAATCGTTATGTTACAGTCGTTTAAAAAAAATGAGTCTAAATTTTTTTCTAATAGAGTCCGTTGTGCGTTAGATTCTGAGAGCTTAGAATAGGTTATATAATGATCGCTATATTGTATAGTTTCCATATCAAATTTATTCAATGGTTCTTCGTGCCACCATATACATTTTCCGTTTGATTTACCTAAACTTGCTGAAGAATATGGATTGGTAAAGAGTAGAGCATAATCTAATATTTTTATGGACCACCTTGGATTGAATCCCCAAGACTCGATTAGTAAAGGATTTAAAAATAACTCATGTATTACATTAATAAATTTTTCAGCGGAGATCATAAATTATGAAAGTAGGTTTTATTGGTTTAGGTAAATTAGGATTGCTTTGTGCAGAAACTATAGCATTAAATTTTGATGTGACTGGCTATGATATTTACCCAAAACAAAGTGATAAAATAAAAATTTCTGATAATCTTAGAGGGGCAGTTGTAGATAAGGACATTATATTTGTTGCGGTACAAACTCCGCACGATCCAGATTATGACGGATCCAAGCCCATAACGCATTTACCCAATAAAGATTTTGATTATACTATTGTTAAAAATGTTCTGAAAGAAATTGATGTTTGGGCACAACCTGACCAATTGGTTGTTCTTATTTCTACGGTGTTACCAGGTACAGTTCGTCGAGAATTGAGAGATTGTATTACTATACCTCGTTTTATTTATAATCCGTACCTAATTGCAATGGGATCTGTAGAGTGGGATATGGTCAATCCTGAAATGGTAATTATTGGTACCGAGGATGGCAGTGAAACTGGTGATGCTAAACAACTTATAGATTTTTATCGTCCCCTTATGCAAAACGATCCACGCTATGTAGTAGGCACATGGGACGAAGCAGAAAGTATAAAAATATTTTATAATACATTTATCAGTACCAAAGTTGGATTAGTTAATATGATTCAAGACGTTGCAATGGCAAATGGTAATATCAATGTTGATGTTGTAACTGATGCACTTGCCAGTAGCACTATAAGAATTATTAGTAAAAAATATATGACAGCTGGTATGGGTGATGCTGGCCCTTGTCATCCGAGAGATAATATAGCATTACGTTGGTTAGCCGAAAAGCTTAATCTTGGATATGATATCTTTGATACTGTAATGCATGCCAGAGAACAACAAGCACGTAACATTGCAAAGTATTTAGGCAAAATACAAAGAAAGTACAATTTGCCAATTTTTATTATGGGTAAGGCATATAAACCTGATGTTGATTTTGTTGATGGCAGTTACAGTTTACTAATTGGGCATTATCTCGAGTCTTCACAAGTCAAGTTTTATTATGTGGATCCTCTTACTGGTGATGATCCACCTTTTAGTGGAATACCGGTAATTGCATTTCTCGCACACAATAGAAATATCACATACGGATATACAGGTGAGCAATCAGAACAAGAATTATATGTAGATCTTGAACCTGGAAGTATCATAATTGATCCCTGGAGACAGTACAAAACAAATAAGGACTATCAAGTAATATACTATGGTAACACACGTATCGTTTAATATTGCTAAATTTTGGGATGATGAATTCAAGCATCTTGATTACGTAAAAGAAAATTTCAATGATCCTGCCGCTCTAATAGAATGGGAAGATTCGGGATTTCGTGGACCGTTTGGTGGAATGATGTGTGACATGCGTAATACGCAGCCAACATGGAATCAGAAAATTATTGATTTTTTTACCACTTATGAAAAATGGAAAAACATTGGAACATCATATTATATGATGACTCCGGGAAGTAGTTTACCTCGTCATGTTGACACCTATAAAAAATATATTGAATTGTACAATTTGCAGGGCAAAGAACATCTCATACGTAGAGCAATAGTTTTTTTAGAGGATCGCAAACCTGGACACTTTGCTGAATGTGAGGATATTGGCTATGCCAATTGGTCAGCAGGATTTACTTTGGTGTGGAACTGGAACAGCCCGCACGGAGCTTACAATATGGGTTTTGATCCAAGATACACGTTACAGATTACAGGGCATCTATGATATATTCAGTTAATGAATGGGATCCAATCAAGGAAATTGTAGTTGGCAGAGCAGACTATGCCAATTGGCCCGGCAATGATCCGGTATTTTCTAAAGAGTCGAATAAGACCACTTGGAAGGCAACTCCTGTACCAAATGGTCCTGTACCGGACTGGATCATTGACGAAGCCAACCAAGATCTTGACATATTAGCGAACACACTCGAACAGTATGGTGCAGTAGTTCACAGACCAAAGGCAATTAACTATCAAGCACGCAGTGGCATGTATGGATACTGTCCACGAGATAGACTGTTTATTTACGGTAGCACTATAGTTGATCCTGCAATGATGTATCCCTGCAGAGACATGGAAATAGAAGCATTAGACGATGTGGTTTACAAGGCAGATACAGTATATCGAATGCCGCGCAATGATAGATATGTAATGGATGCAGCAAATGCATTGAGACTAAATGATAAAATTTTATACTTAGAAAGTGTAAGTGGCAATTACCAAGCAGCACATTGGTTGATGAGAAAGTTTCCTGAAGTAAAATTTGAAATTTGTAATTTTTATTCTGGAGTACACATTGACAGTACAATCGTGCCACTACGCGAAGGTTTAGTATTAGTAAACGCCAGTAGAGTAAATGCTGAAGATAATTTACCCAACATATTTAATTCGTGGGATGTTATATGGGCAACGGAGGACGACATTGTCGAACAGGATTTTTATCAATATCCTTATGCCAGCAAATGGATAGCCTTGAATATGTTGGTAGTTGATCCAAACACAGTCATAGTAGACAAACACCAGGCCAAATTGATAAAAATATTAGAAAAACGTAAATTTACTGTTATTCCGTTAGAACTGCGTCATAGTAGGACGTTAGGCGGTGGGTTTCACTGTGTTACCTTGGATCTAATAAGACAAACTCAATAAATAACTACATAATAATAAAAGGTTATCATGAGTTTTGAAAGTTATACGGATTGTGTATTCCGGGCGTTTGACCTGCACCAAAAACAATTAGACATAATAAAACGTAAAAAAGAAATTTTGGACGAAGTGTCAAGGTTTCATAATTTCGCGCCAACAAGCATATTATTTGTAGGATTCAGCCCTGCTATCTTGGCGGCAACATCCAAAGATATATTTGTTACAAGGATAAGCAAAGAATCACGGAATTTACTTGATTCTTATAATGTCAAGTATTTGTATATTTCAGATGATAACTTACTCGCTTACCATAAAAAGTTTGATGTAGTTGTTGCGCTTGATGAATATTTTACCTATGCAGAATCTGACAATCAACAACGTGACATGGTGTCGGAAATTTGTAACCTGGCCAAGGAATATGTGATAACTACTTGTAAGGATTATAAAAATCAAGAATTCAAAGATAGAGAATTTTCGGTACCTGCCTTGGTCCGAGGAAATAAAAATAATAACATATATTTAGAATTTCATGACTACGACTTGCAGGATCGAAATAACTGGATCTCAATGATTTATGAAATAAAAAATGATGTGTTAAACAAAGTAGGGCCTTTTTTGAGGCGCACCATGTACTTCAAGCAATTGGCCAAATTTTCACATGACGCAGGAGCAGTTGGATTTAGTGTACACAAAAACTCAATGTATAAAAGTTTAATCAAAAAAAATTACGAACATGTAATTAGTATTCGATTTGATAATAATGGATCTTAACGAACATATAGGAAAAATTGTAGAAGGTTTACTTGATGAAATATCAGCAAACGTACTTGTAAGAGTGGATTCGCTGATATCTGCAACTATTTCTGACAGACTACAACATTATAACTACGAAGCACATATTCAGGCAGCAGCCACAGAGGCTCTTGACCGCAAAGCATCGGAATATACCATTGATTCCAAACGATTAGAAAAACGTATAGCAGACCGTATAGAGTTGGTGCTGCAAGATACTCAATCAACTACGACCGACTTAATTAACACTCAAATTGCTCAAAAAGTAGCCGCTGTAAATTTTAATCAAATGTTTGTTGATGCCATGAGTGGTCTTATTGCAGATAGATTACAAGAGTTTACATTTCCAGAACAAAGTATTAATGCCACCGCTATTCAATTTGATAATTTTACTCTCTCTGGTGATAACATACGCGGCGGTTTGATTGAAGATTTTAGCAGCACTGGTATAGATGATCGAGCAACAGGAGTTGCTATTACTGTGCTCGACAATGCCACAGTTATAGAAAACAACTTGTATACTAAGGATTTAACCGTAGAGGGCACAGCAGTCATCAGCGGTAATCTCAGTATTACTGGAACTATGGATAAAGAAACAAACTTTTTCCAAGACTTAGTACGAAGCACTGCTTCGTCCACGCTATCTACTATCAATTCCAACTTATTCGATAACTACAGTTCGCTGATATTTAACAAAATCAAAAACGAAGGTATCAATCTCAGTAAGATCCTATTAAATGATAGTGAAGTTATCACTGACAATGAGTTAGGCCCAACCATAATAAACAGTAACTTGCAACGACTGGGCTTGATAAAAGAACTACAGGTGAGTGGTGAAACACTACTGGCCGAAACACTGTATGTAACGCCAAAAAGAGTCGGCATCAACACTATTGAACCAAGTGGTGCACTTTCTATATGGGACCAAGAAGTTGAAATAGTGGCTGCAAAAAAAGCAGCTGATACTGCCAGTTTTGGTACACCAAGACAACAAAGAATGGTGTTGACATCAAATAACAAAGAAAATATAGTGTTAGAACCAAATGGATCTACTGTTATAAACGACCTACGTATAGGCACAATGAGATTTACTACAGCATCACAACCTCCAAATTATGTGAGCGAGCCAGGACATGTGGTATGGAATACCAATCCCAGTTTGGGCGGACCCATGGGGTGGATTTGTTTGGGTGCAGCCAATTGGGCCAACTTTGGCATCATAGATTAATGTTCGAAAAAACTTTCTGTTCAAGCCCGTGGTTTCACGTTAGGTTAAGCTACGATGGCGGATTTGAATCTTGCCGATGGGCCAAGAATCCACAAAGACTCTACAATTTTAAAAACACAACTATTATGCAGTATTATAATAGCGACCAAATGCAACAGTTACGACAACAGTTACTTGATGGTGAAAAACCTTTGCATTGTGACACCTGTTATTACGAAGAATCTTTTGGCAAATTAAATGGTAGAATTAGGCAGTTGAACAAGAGTGCTGTAGATGTCAATAACTTTGATTTAACTTTACGTAGTAGTCCGCATTACAATAATTTTAAATACAGTTTAGATAATAATGGCCTGGCTAATTTAGAACCAGTAGACTTACAAATTGAACTGGGGAACAAATGTAATAGCGCATGTATCATGTGTAATCCGGAGGCCAGCAGTCGTCTTGAACCGGATTACAAAAAACTTCATAAAATTAATGCGGAGCTTTTTGCACAGCCAGCCACTTATACTTCATGGACACGAGACCACAACAACGTCAAACGTTTTGTTGAACAAATATCAAGTATTAAAAATCTACGTTATGTACATTTTTTAGGTGGCGAAACACTGTACGAAGAAGCGTTTTACACCATATGTGATAGACTAATAGAATCAGGGAAATCAAAAAATATCATTATAGGAACAACCACCAATGGTACAATTTACAATGACAATATCAAAAAATACGTACAGAATTTTAAACAATTTCATCTTGGGATAAGCATAGAATCAGTAACTGATCTGAACGACTACATAAGATGGCCAGGAAAAATTGATAGTATATTGCCAAACATAGATAAATTTTTACAACTTCGTGACAGTAATCCTGAACTGTTTATTTCTTTACGTATCACTCCAAACGTGTTTACTATTTCGGAGATTGATAAATTGTTTACTTACATGATAGAAAATAAAGTAATAGCAGAAAGCTGTAATATTTTGCATAAACCAGATTGCTTGCGTATTGAATTAATTCCGGATGATATAAGGAAAGAAATAGTAACCAAAATTCAAGGCTTAATTGATTATTATGAATTGGATAAACAGGATTTGGTGAATATACGTAGAAGTGATACAATCAATCAAGTAATTGCAAACGTCGTTCTTGATTATTATCATTTTTTATGCAATTACGAAACTCCTATTGATGTAGAGCAGTCAAGATATCAGCTGATTGATTTTGTTAAAGCATTTGAATCAATTAGGAATAATTCAATTTTAAATCATGTACCAAGATATGAAAAATTTCTTAGACTTTATGGCTATTGATCTTAAAGATCAAATTGAAGTTAAAATTAAATTGATAGAGCATCATAATCCAGTCTATACATTTACAGTCAACGATTTGCCAGTAACAGATGTACTAAGAATTGGATTGCTTGATGATTTGCATTTTAGTTGTAATATAAGCAAAGGAGCTGTTGAAATTAGTAACATAACGGTAAATGGAAATCAAGTTATGCCCGTTTATCAACATTTATCGCACCCGCCTACCAATTGGATTACCCAAAATTGGTGCCTAACTATTCCCGGGCCATTTTACCCTTGGTATCACCAAATAACCGGTCAAGGTTGGACGGCTTGACCTAATCAAAATATACTGCTATAATGCAGTATGACTACCTTAATAATTGAAAAGGAACAGTGGAAGTTGGTACGTGACCGCATTGAAAATGATCACGGCCAAAATTTCTTTTTGATTTCTTGGCGGGTTAAAAGAGAATTGGGGTTCACTGTTAGAACTTACTTTTTTTATGATAAAAACAAAGAACGTACTTCTGACATAAGACTGGATTTTGATGATCCGGCTCGTGCAACTTATTTTCAGTTAAAATATCTATGACTACTAATGCATATCTTGTTTATTGGTGTGAGGAAGGTCTGGAAAGTGTGGTTCCTATCACGGAATACGAACAGTGGGATAGAGATAACACTTTTAAAGTGTTAAATAATCAAGAGACGGCACGTAATCCACTTAATCAGCTGATACAAAACATGTTGCTTAGAGCTCGTGTTAATGGTCAGAGACACTATGAACTTTATGCCATTGATTGCCAAGACGCGATTAGTAAAGAAGATATAGCACAAATGTTTGAGGATGATCCACAAGCAGCAGCAGATTTGTTTAGATCACGCGGCCATCGACTGTACAGCGACCGTGCAGAAAAGAATCGTGTTCGAATCACATGAACATACAAGAGATCGTTATACAAAAAGCAGCAAAAGAAATACAACTGGCGATTGATTTAGAAGTATTTCAATCGTTTTTTAATAATAAATCCATGAAGATAGTTTGGGAAAGAGATACAGCATATCCGTTAATAGTAGTTGCCAGAATTGCCTACGATCACGGACCCATTACTCAAACTGGATTAAGGGAACATGACCTTGAACCGATTCAACTATGGTGCATGCACAATAGATGTGGTAGGAGAACAAGTTTTGATACATTTAAATTTCGCAACGAAGCAGAGTTGTCATTGTTTTTGCTGAAGTGGGGATAGTATGCAATTTGCTTTTAGAGATGCACCTGAGTGGTTTTATGCTCATATAATAAAATGTTATATCGACGAACTTCACAGTATTCAGATGGCAGGTAAAAAAAATTCAGAATACAACGACGAACAATTTAAGCGGATAGCAGTAGAATTTTTTACCAACAAAGGGTTCACTGTTTGGCTGAATCAAGCAGGACAATTATGGTTTGATGTAGATCCAAATAGTACCAAATGGACTTTTGAAATTTTAAGGACATGACATGTTAGATTTGATGCCTTGGATACTTGTAGTACAATTGTGGACAGATCCACCGCCCAAAATGAAATTTGTTTACAGTAAAGTCTACCCAAATTACGCCGAATGCATGGATGCAAGAAAAGAATGGGACAACAAAGGATTTGTTGCTATCTGTTCAGTCAAACCCGTTAAAGAAAACGATAAAAAACCGTGAGTGTGGTGTTTCCAGCAGAAAAAGGTAGATTTATTCATACTGGCCCTTTCGATGAGGACATGCCTTATCACTACATTATCATATGCGATTATCGTTGGTGGGCCAACAATGAAACAGAGATATATACTTGGATGGATCAGTGTTTGCCCAAAGGAAGAAAACATCAACAGGGCATGGTTGTAGTAATAGAAAACGAATCTGATGCAAGTAACTTTTTATTAAAATGGCAACTGTAATTCTATACGATGTTGAAGAAATACCAATAACAGAATGGGCAAGAAATCACTGTCTCAGTTTTGTCGGATGGATGATTTATGAAAACGAAGCCACTATAGGTTGGATAGATGATGACCCAGACTGGTGGGCAAGATACGAATTTGAATTTACTAATGAACAAGAAGCTCTAATATTTCAAATGCGCTGGCAAGGACAATCTCATGCAACATAATTTAGAACGTGACATGAAAGATGCTCGATGGTTCGTAGATAAAGTGCGAGCAAGTGAAAGTTATTCTCAAAATTTATACGCTGCACTTTGTAATAATGCTTTTCAAAAATTAGAACTCATGCCCGTGCTCAAGGATGAAGTATGGTCATGTACTTGGCGCTACGCTGGAGGTATAGTAGCAGATATTCGCTGCGAAGGTGATTACATGGACTGGTATTGTTCGGGCATTCATGACACCGGTCTTTACAACGAAGATGGTTTAACTATGGAACTGTCAGAAGAACAATTGGCACAGATGACCATGACAGCAAAGTATGTTCCTGAAAGCATAATTACCCAAGAAATACGTGAAGATTTTAAACAACTTGGATGGGTTGTGGTGGAAGATTATTATGACGACGACGGTATCTAAACACTTACAAGATGTCCCGCCACTGGAGAATCATCCATACGAGTGGGCATGGAATCTGCATCCAACAGACAAAATGAGCATAGTGATTTATCATTGGAGTAAACCGGTTATGCGTTTTTCATTGTGTGAAGCAATTGAATCCAGCAGTCGAAATGAAGTATTAAAACACATTGTTGAATGCGACAATACACCTTGGCTTAAATCTTGGCAAGAAGAAAAACATACATGCCTAATCAATTTACTCGCAGCAGATTACAATGCAAACCTATAACAAACTACACTGGCCATATCAATACCGTATGCTGCCTGAACCAGATGCTTGGGAACAAGCCTGTAGATTAGAAGCCTATTGTATAGATAACTTTGATAGAGGTGCATGGCGGAACAATGGTCTATATTTTGCATTTAAAAACCAAGCAGATGCTACTATATTTTTACTAAGATGGGGTGGTTAAGTGCCGAGCGAAATAAGAATACCATATCCTAAATTAGAAAAAAACCTAAACGAAATCGAAGAGTGGTTGAGGACCAATGCTGGCACAGGATCGGTAAGATATGGTGGACGCGAAGGAGAAATTCGTCATTGGTTAAATGGTGACGATTGGTTGTATTATGTGCAATATACATTAGGGGATCAGGCCTCGTTGGAGGATTCGACTACGGTTTACATTTTCAAAAATGAAAAGGTTGCAACCGAATTTGCACTAAGATTCGTGTAATTGACTTTATATTGGATTGCTGTTAAAATATACTTTTTACCTAACTTACTTCTATGCACACTGACGCTCTCGGCAAAGATATTGTGGTTGATGATTATGTGGCTTTCCCGCAGGCCAACCGGCTCATGATAGGTAAAGTTGCTCGATTGAGTAACAAAATGATTATTATAGAAGCAGTGGTCAAGAAAAGAATCAATCGGCGCACGGGCGAATTTGTTGAAACCTATCGCAAATATCCCAAGGATAGCGTTATAGTAGATCGAGATGCTGGGCTTACAATGTACGTTATAAGGAACTCATGATTAAACGAATTGGCTTTGCTTGTAAATGGCTGAATGATCCGAGCGAATGTGGCGGCATGAAAGTGAATGCTGTGGATAGGGATCTCAATGGCCGATCGACTACTATGCGTTGGTTGCGAGAGCATCCTGGTGAGGCTGAACAGCGTCAGTGGGACATAATGAATCACAACGCTGCTGCGGCAGTAAAGATGGTTGAGCGTGTGGCTACCTTGCCTGCTGAGCGTAGAATGGTACGTTTAGGTAGCGAAATGTTGCAAGGCTACACTGAACCCAATTGGATTGAATGGTGGCAACAAGCAGATGTACAACGCCATTTAGAAAAGATCTTTGCACCTATTGGTGAAACTGCACGCCGCCTGGATGTACGGCTAAGTTTTCATCCCGGGCAATTTTGTGTGTTGGCCAGTGAGAATGACAACATCGTAAATAGAAGTATAGAGGAGTTTGAATATCATGCAGATATGGCAAGATGGATGGGCTACGGCGCTTCGTTTCAGGACTTTAAAATCAATGTCCACATCTCGGGTAAACGCGGTCCAGCCGGTATCCGCAGTGCGCTCCAGCGCCTCAGCCCCGAAGCAAGAAATTGCATCACGATCGAAAACGACGAAATGTCATGGGGACTTGAAGCCAGTCTTGAATTGGCGAATGACGTCGCTTTGGTATTAGATCTACATCATCATTGGATTGCCACAGGAGAATACATTGAGCATAGAGATGATCGTATCAAGAGGGTCATTGATAGTTGGCGCGGTGTGCGCCCTGTCGTTCATTATAGCATTAGTCGTGAAGATGTTCTTGTGGGTTATGACCCTACCTGCCGTCCGCAACTTGATACACTTTTAGCACAGGGTTACAAAAAACAAAAACTGCGAGCGCACAGTGACTTTGCGTGGAATCAAGCGTGTAACGAGTGGGCATTAGAACACAATGAGTGGGCTGATATCATGGTCGAAGCCAAAGGAAAGAATTTGGCCAGCCAACAATTATACGAACAATCTAAACTTCTCTGAGATTGAGATCCTGTAACAAGGGCCTTATTTCTTGATCTAACAGGGAAGAAAATTCTCCGTACCAATCGCGTTCAATCATGACATGATAGTTGTGTTCCACTATATCTTTGACCTGTGTCAACACAGTTTCAGGATCTTGTTTACACAGCCATGACACTTGATCCATGGCCATGGTCCAACGATGATGGGAATCTGGTTCGTTATCGTAACTTTCGTCAATGATGCTATCAAAGGTTCGAAAACCAAAATCTCGTAGATTTTTCAAATAATGCTGACCAGCAACAGCTACAAACAATCTCTTTGATATAATGGGCTTGACAATTTTTTCTGTATAAAAATTGTAATGATTCTCAAAGTTGGTTTCTGCAACAATGGAATAATTTGTTTGATTATAGACAGTCAATGGCACAACACAGCTAATTCCCAGTCTATGTCCATAATATAACACTTGATCTATGCTATGCGAAAACTTCAAATCGGGAATAATTTCCACACCTTCTGTTTCCATAATAAAATTAGGATTGTTATCTAACCTGGTTTGTATATTATGATAATAAGTCATAATGACTTGATCTTCAATTGATCTGGTTTTAACCCAATCATATACAAAATCTCTATGTATTCGTTGAGCACCGAGCAAAGCATCAAATGCAATTGGTTTTACTCCTGGTAATAATTTATTATCTAAAAATCCTGGATGTAACTCTTTATAAAAATACAATGTTTGGGTAAACCAATCCATCCAGGGGTACACACGAGCTGTATTAAACTTGTCTCTAAAGGCACCATTAACAAAAATAGTAATCTTGGGTCTGTCTAATAGACGTAATTGTTCTTCGGTTCGAATATGTAATTCGCTACAGAATACAAATATTCTGTCGGTACAATCGTAAATTTGATCCAAGCGATCTAACCAGCCTGTTTCGGCAGGAAACGGCACATGAAAGCCGGCAAATTTTATCTTATATTCGCGTTCTATAAATTTATCAAGAGAATCGGCACCATAATAGTGCCGATGTCCATCAAACCTAATCTGCTTTAACATGTTGAAATGGTATTGACTGGCACCGCTACCTTCGTGGTAGACCGCAACACCTTCAACAATGATCATTTGGATTTTTTAGTGGCGGTTTTCTTGGCAGTAGTTTTCTTTACCGCAGTCTTGGCTCTGGCAGCAGTTTCTTTAACTTTGGCTTTGGCCTTGGTAGCAGTTTTCTTTGTTTTTTCAACAACCACTTCAGCTGCGGCTACCGCGTCTTGGATGTCTACTTTACCATCTTTGTTTACATCCAATGCTTCAACTACAGCATTCTTAGTAGCACCATCCAACGGATGAGATCCTGAATCGTCTGATCTTCTACCATTCCATAAGAACCAACCCAACGCAACAACAATAATTGCTATTAGAATTACTAATTCCATTTTTACATCTCCTTGAAAAATATGTAAAATATTTAGCGATAAAAAAGAGCAAACAAAATCATTATATGGGCATATTCTATGTTGCAACGCAGCATAAATTATAGTATAATCATTGAACATTAACTTAGAGGAGAATCAAATGTTTACAGTTGATACAGTAGTCGACAATGCAGTAAAGACAACCAAAGCAGTTTTAATTCATGTTCCAAACGAGGACGTTCGTTCCAGTTTAGAAACCTTGGTAGAAGCCAATGCTACATTCACCAAGACCGTTTACAACACCGGCTTCGAATTGGCCAAAAATGTTGCCGATTCAGCAATTGCTTTTTTCCCAAAACAGCCAGCTACCAGTAGCAGCAAAAAGTAAACAGTTGCTAAAATAGCAAGATCCAAAGCCCTGGTTGACAGGGCTTTTTTTATGTGTTACTATAAACACCCTATTAACTTTTTTAGGATATACAGTGAACAAATTATTGTTAAATTGTAGACCCGCTACAGTATTT